GTAGATATCTCTACAGAGATCATATCTAGATCAGGAGCTATTGATTCTGAAAATCAAAAAGGTGTGATAGAAAACTTTGCCCGATTTTTAGATAAGGGCCAGACCAATATGTACCAGATACAAGGAGCTAAGTCTGCTTACGATCTGGTTCAGTCATTGACTGGAGAGATGGGCGGAGCACGAGGTGCTATTCAAGCTGCAGCTATTAATAGGAATGAGCATTTAAGAAAATTGAATGTCTATCAAAGAAATTATCTTTTGGGAATGACAGAGGAACAGTTGAGAGCAGGAGGCGATGTAGTTGAAGGATTTGCAGCGCAGGCTGGTCTTTCCTTGAAGGATTTCCAAGACTTAGCAATAAAGGAATTAAAGCACTACTCATTGACTACTCGCGCTGAGACAGACGCTATTGCAGAAAAAATGCGAAAGCTGAAGGCTGAGGGGAAGGAAAATACCCCAGAATATAAAAAGGCATTCAGTGATTTCATAGCACAATTGTCAGTTGAGAAGGACGAGGTGCGCCATTTGAGCAATGCGGGTCAACGGCAACTTGTCCAAGGAATCGTGTTTGGAAAAACAGGTGCCTCTATCGAGGACGCAATGAAGGCTATCCAGAAAATGGAAGCAGGGCCTAAAACTTCAGCAGACTTAGCTGTTGCAGGACAGGCTGCAGGAGATAAGGCCTTTCTTGCTACTATGGAAACCTTTAAGACGTCTTTTGATGACGCAAACCGTAAGCTTGCCATATTTTCAGAAAACATAGTAGAGGCAGCAACAGCTCTTAAACACATCAATAAGGACGATATGGAAGGTCTAAAAAATGCCGCAAAAGCTCTAGCTGAGCTTTATGCGAAGATTGGTGCGGCACCTCAGGGAAGAGAGTTATTGAACCAACCAAAGGGAGCACCTAGAAGTGAGTAATGCGTACACTTATTCTATACTTGCTAATGGAATCGACGGAGTTCATTCAGTTGCTCCACATTGGGTTTTGACCTTTGTTCGTTGGGAGAATAGATATCTTAATATTTCTGAAGATGGCATGAGTACAGAGCAGAGGCTAAATTTTCTTGCGACAAGAACGCCCTTGGTGGTTGAAAATGATTGTGCATCTGTTTCTGTTTCTTATTCAAAATCAAGTCATACGCCTAGTATGCAGGCTATGCTCTATGCTGGTGATGTGAATTATCTTACAGCGATTGCTCCTGGTGATTTTGTTTTGGTTAATATGTTGAATTTTCCAAAAGATGCCAGAAGGGTAGCAGATAATGCAAGAAATGCCCAGCCTATAAACTCTTTTGCAGATGGTTTTAAGGGCTTATTTAAAGTTCAATCTGTGAGAAGAGTTCTAGCTATAGATCCAGCAACTGGTATAAAGAGAGTGATGTTCCAGGTTTCTGGGTTTGGATTTACAGAGTTTAACAATATTATTTATTTTAATCCTTTTCTTTTATCGGCAAACGAAGCAAGTAATCAGTTTTTGTTTGTAACTAGAATTAGTGAAGTTTGGGAACAGTATGTTGGTAAAAAAGGAACTGCTAACGGAGCTCCATATGTTCAGGACATACTTAAACTAATCATAGAGTCTACAATAGGGACAGGTCTCAATACAAAAGCAAACGCCAAGAAAGAAAATTTAAACCTATCTCACAATGTGCACTTTTATATTCCACAAGCAGTGGGACAATTGTTGGGAGTGCCTAAAGCAGAATCTGCAAAAGATATCTATAACTACCTTTTTGGTATACAAACCTATACCGCTACCTCACCCAACCCAGAACAAACAACAGTAGGCGCGGGCATGAATCCGAAAATTGCTTCAGTGGAAAATAGATTTTACATGACAGATAAAAAGTGCCAAGGTGCGTCTTTATTAAAACCAGAATATTGGAATCAGGTTGCTGTTTGGTCAATACTTAGCCAGTATACAAATTCCCCTATAAACGAGTTGTTTGTAACCTTGCGCGTAGCTCCTGATGGTTCTGTGATGCCAACAGTAGTTTTTAGGCAGATGCCATTTTCTTCTGAAGAGTATCAAGGTGTTTCGACAAAGTTTTTAAACCTTCCAAGGTGGAAGGTTTCCCCAGACCTACTCCTTGATCTTAATATAGGAAGAGATGAAGCTGCTAGGATTAATTTTGTCCAAGTGTTTGGTGTTATCCCGACTGCATCTCAGAAAAATAATTCTGGTTTCATATCCCAACAAATCGGTGCAAAAAATTATCAATTAGATCAGCTCGATATTAGAAGATCAGGGTTAAAGCCTTATATTATAACATCAAATTTTGATTCAGTCGCTACTGATAAACGTGGATTTTTCTCACCTATATGGGCAAAACTTTTGGCTGATGCTTTGATAGGTGGTCAGTTAAAATTGAATGGCTCCATAACATCATATGGTATAGTTGAACCTATAGCTGTCGGTGATAATTTAGAGCTTGATGGAGTGGTTTACCATATAGAAGGTGTATCTCATCAGTGCTCTTTGGCTCCAGATGGGAAGAGACATTTTATCACTTCTTTAGAGCTTTCTAATGGTGTTGATATTATGTCTGAAAAAGGAAAGAAAGTTTTTGGGCAGATGCGCAATACAAATATGCAGTCGGAGCAGAAAGAGGATTTTCAGATTTTCGATGGGAATCTACCTGGTTTTTCTGATGAAGAGTTTATAGTTGGTAGATCGGCAAATCCTTCAGAAGATACCACTAAAAACGGTTCATTTCGTAGTTATGTCAATGATCCTATTGCTCAGCCTGAGCCGCGTAAGACGCCTAGGGCCACAGGGAAAGACGATAAGAAGGGAGGCGATAAGAAATGAAATTAAGCAATGGAACTGTGCTACCTTCTGGTCTTCTTGGTGTTGACAACTTTAGTTTGAATGGAGGTTTTGAAAAAACCTATAAAAATTTTGCACTTAGAGCTGGAATTGTTGTTCGTAGTTATGATATAGACAGTGATTTGAATGTTTCAAAATTAGTTCCCGAATATGATGTTGTCGTCATAGAGCAAGATAGCAATAGAGCAGTCACTCCTATCACTTATAAGAATTGTATAGCCGCTAGTTCTTTTGGTTCGATAGCTGATTTTTTTGAAGCAAGACTAAGAGCACAGAAAAAGGTAAAGAATAAGCAGACTAAAGGAAAGGACTTTGGAGGCCAAGATGGAGCTTTAGTCCTTCTTCTATGCTTAGATGGTGCTGCTGAGAAAGCAATCATCATAGGATCACTCCCTCATCCAGACAGACAAAGCAAGCTTAAAGGCAAAGGGCAGATTTTGGCTGGGGAGTTTAATGGTATTTCGATTTCGATTGCAGAAGATGGCTCTGCTAACCTTACATTCAAAGGAGCTACTGATAATGAAGGGGCACCTCTAGATAAGCAGCAGGGCAATACGACTTTGGACATTGAAAAAGATGGAACTTTACAATTTAAACATAAAGGTGCTGTTCAAAGGATAGAAAAAGGTGGGAATTTCCTACTCTCAAATGAGGGCACTACAACTATCAAGTCTAAAAAAACCACAACCATTCAAACTGACGATGCCTTCAATATTGACTCAAAGAAAGATACCTCCATGAAAATGGATAAGTTAATACTTGAAGCTCAGGGATCGGCTTCAATGAAAGCAAAAAGTCTTGACATTTCGGGTGAGTCTAAGATAGACTTAAAATCGCAGATGGTTTCGATAGCTGGGGACACTCAGGTAAAAGTTAAGGCAACCCAGATTACTCTGGAAGGCCAAGTGTTCCTGGGTGGGCCAGGAGGCCAGCCGCTAGTTATTCCAACAACCCAGTTTATGGGCGTTGGGAATATGGGGGCACCAGTAGTAAGCACAGCGATCGGGCCTTTTGCAACTAAAGCTTTTGCAACATAGAAGGAGGACTTATGTTATTACTTATACCTATCGCCGTAGCCATGATCATTCTATGCCGAATGATCTTTCCAGATATTGTTCGTTTTGATTTAAAGGCTTATCGTAATTTTCTGTTAGTATTTCTTATATTTAATGCTGTTAGGATTTTCACAACCTTTGTATTTGGACGAATACCCTCATCCGCTATAGACCTTTCTCAATTCCCACTTTTGTTTTTTGTCTTCTGGGAAGATATGCTATTTGTTTTCCCTAGTATACTTCTACATACTTTGACTCGGAATAAGTATTTGGTTGCTCTGTTAATACTTGTAAGCTCTGTTCTTTTTTCTCTAGGTCATGTATCCCAAGGTGTAGATTGGGCCTTGATTTCATTGGCTTATGTCCCCATAATGTTCTTTGTGGGGAGAAAGTGGGGATTGGGAACTGTTATGGCTGGTCATGTAACATATGATGTTGTAACAGATTTGGTTGTTCGTTTAATTTTGTTGGTGGTCTAATGAAAACGAAGGACAAAATCATAAGAACACAGCAAGATTTGGATATGATTAGAAAGAAAGAAGAGGGTAGGTACTATATCGCTATAGATGGCCATATCGCTACTTTCAATGGAGAATATTTCATGACTATGATGTCTGCTCAGGACAGGCTTGCTCAGATTGCTGCTGGTCAGAGTGCTCTTATATCTGAGAGTATGGCTTTAGGAATGAAAAAAGATGCTATGGAGGCTATCTTAGTAGCTCTTCAAACTTTTATGGTACCTTATAGGATACACTAATGCCATTATCAAAAGAAGATAGAATTGCATTTAGTAAAAAAATAGTTGCCGCCGAGGCCGAAAAAAGCGGTATTGAATCTTCTAAGCAAAAGATCTTGGTGGAAAAACAGAAAGCATTTGATCTGGACCAGGCCAATAAAAAACTAGTCGATTCAAAAACTTCACTAATTGATCCATACCAAGTTGAGCTCTCTAGATATACTGGCGTTCTTCGTCTCTCACTGACCGAGTCGGATATTCAAGATGCTGCGAATTTAGTATTAGGTAATTCATTATTCCCTAATGATCCGCAAAACCCACCGCCTAGTTTAGCACCTCAGATCTGGACACAACCAAAGCCTTATGCAAGAACCAAGGCTGTCGGTAAGCAGAACAATGAGCAGTATCCTACTGCTGTTCCAGCCGAACAGACCTTCCTAAACAATATCTTGAGCTCTATTACGACTATTGAAACAAATTATACTTTAATTCAGCGCGTTACAGGTCAGAAGTGTACCCCTAGCCCTGATACAATTGTCACAGATACAGCTCTTCAAGCTGATTATAATACTTTAGTTTCTCAAGTTAACAATCTTAAAACTTACGTTTTGGCCACTCAGCCACTTATCTTGACTACTGATCCAGTACCTGCTAGACAAGCGCAAAACAATGCGGCTATCTCAAACATAAACACGCTCGTTACTGCTATTAACACATGGCTTGCATTGGTACCATTTAATACCTCTCATGGCCAAACAACTTGCGTAGGGTTTAACTCTTATGACCCAGCACTATTAGGCGCAACAAGGTTACAATCAGGAGATTTAACTGCATTAAAAAATGCTATCCTTTCAAGGCAAACATTCGTAAATACCAGGGTTTCGCAGATAGATAATACATATCTTGGGTCTTTAACACAGAATCTCACCAATGGTGATGTGACTGGCTCTGGATTATATCTTGAGCGTTGGAACTTTTTACTTTTGCGCCTCAACGCCTTTGGAGGTTCTCTTTCTGTTCTTAAGGGGTTTGATAAGGCTATTAATGCTCAGACTGCCATGCAGGCTCAGATTGATCTTTCCAAAAACACTTACAGTACACTTCTAACAGCTTCTCTTCTTTCAGCCCCATCAAATGGCACAAAAATTCTACACATTAAAAATGTCGGCGATATTAGCCCAGGAGATAATATTTTCCTAGTCTCAGATTCTCAGGAAGAGATGCTATTAACCGTAGCATCAGTTAGTGGAAACAGAATTACCGTAAGCAAGGAAGTCCCAGCTAAATATAGACCTGCCGAATTTGCAAGGGTCTATAAAGACAAGACCTAATTATTTTTCTTCTTTTTATAGATTTTGCTGGCATAACATCTTAGATTCAGTTCATAGCGATAAAGTTTTCTGTGCTTCCTGTAGCAAGAACTAGTTAGCACTTTGGGATACATGATAGACACAGGACATCCGTCATCTAGAAAACCTGCCTTTATTCTCTCTTGTACCGACTCAGGCACGACTGGGTTTTCAGGGTATACCCCTTGGAAATGTTCATGGTCTAGGTCGCACACGCAGTGTGCAAGCTCGTGAAATAGCAATGCTTCTTTTTGGTGTGCTGAGTATTCTTGCCATGTTTTTGTATCTAGGTATATAAGTTTGGTGGTTTTATATGGCCAACATAATCCCGCTGTTGGCGGCCTGAGATCGGTCATTGTAATTTTTACATTATTTACGACTTCCTCGTCAATGATCCCCGACATTAAATCTTTAAAGTCGTTCACCAATATCTGAATATCCGTATCTTGATCTTGTGTTTGTGGCTTTGGGGCAATATCTTGATTTTGTTGGATAATGATCGATACAGTCAGTCCTATGATAAATAAGATATGAAGTATGCCCATTTTACCTTCCTTCCATATGATAATAACTTACTAAAAACAATCTTATCATAAAGAGGGTCAAATGCCAATATCTAAAAATAATTTACCAGATTTACAATCTGCTGGTAAAGCAGCATTAAATACTGCTAAATCTGCTTTAGGACTTAGCAAGGATAAGGGTTCGCAACAGCAGGCTCAGCCCTTAGATATTGTTAAAGGTGTTTGGCAGGCAGATGGCAAGGACGGGTTTGAAGCAGGCTCCTTTTTCCCATCCATAGATATCCAAGGTTCTAGATGGGATAAACTCTACCCCTATAGGCTTGTAGTGGTTCGACCAAAAGAGAATAGCGGCTTGTATGAGGTGGTGTCTATAGGGGGTTCTGCTGCTAGCGTGTCTACATCCAAGGTGGACGACCAGTTTCGAATAAGATTTAAGCCAGTAGATCGATCGTGGAGTTTTAGGCTGCCAATTACCCCACAGCAATTGTCTATTTCTAACCAGTTTGCTATCAACACCTCAGCCACACTTAGAGGTGTTGTTGAAGAGCATGGTGGAACTAAGTTTAAAATGATCTCCATGACTGGAACCTTTGGTGTTTGGCCTTATCGTGGGAATGTGAACACTAAAACCACTCCAGAGCCACCAACAAGCCTTCAAACTTTGTTTGGTGGTACATTACAAGCTTTCTCTACCCTTAAAAACAATATCCAAAGAACGATTAGCACACTTAAGGGGGTTAATCCCAACCCAAGCACCGATTCGCCAAATGTTGCAAATGCGATAGGTGGTTATGCGGGCACTGGATATGCTCAGGCCCTTCTTTTAGATCAATTCTTAGAGCAATATGCTGAAAGAAAAAAATTCCCCGAATGGGCAAACTGTAGGCTTGCGTTTGATATTCCAAAACAGAATCAGACTTATCTAGTTACACCCATACTGTTTACACACAGTCAGTCTGCTGACTCGCCAAACGAGTATAAGTTTAGTCTCCAGTTAAAGGCATACAGACGTATTCGGCTTAATCAGAATTTGGCACCTTCAAGAGTCACAGTACCAAAACCTCTTGGAGCTAACACCCTTCAAAGAATGCTCCGTGCTCTTACGGATGCACGAAGAGCACTTGGTTCAGCTTATAACCTAGTAAGAGCTGTGCGCTCAGATATTAATGGTCCATTCAATGCACTTCGTGAAACCACTCTTTTTGTGAAAAATCTAGCAGGTTTAGCAGCCTCAGTGGTTGATCTTACTGATAACATCATCTCAGATGCTAAGTTCGCTATAGCTGACTCTCTGGCTAACCTTAACCAAGCTTCCCTTATTGTGTCGGGTATTGGGGCAAAGCTTATGGGCGATATTAACAAGGTTAAGGAATTTAAGCGTATACGTGAGGGGTTGCCTCTAGGCACTGCGATTGAAGAGAACACTATTCTATCTTCAAAAATCAGCCCTATAAATAATTTGTTTGACCATCCAGAGCAGAATTTTGATCTCTTTAATCAATTAGATATATACTCTGTTAATTTCCCACCATCTATAATGAATGCTATCAATGAAGAAATTGATAGGGTGTCACTGCTTACTGTTGACGATATTCAACAGCACAAAAATACTCTGCAAGAGCTTGTATACCAAATATCAAATGCTTTTGGTACTAGCAATGACACCTTTGCTCAGATTTATGGACGCCCCACACCTAAAAAACGATTACAGCCCATCACTATTGACGAGTATGACCTCTTAAAAAAGCTTTATGATGTAATCCAATTGATGGGCGTTCTCACTATGGATGACTCTATTCAGCAAAACCAAAATGCTGCATACGAGTTTGTTAAAGCTGAGGCTAATGACGCCGGTCTTGTTTTTGAGGATTCTACATCAAAAATTCGCGCCCCTGTACCTTTTGGTCTAACAATCGAGCAGATTGCAGCTAGATATCTGGGCAACTCAGAGCGATGGCTTGAGATAGTGACCTTGAATGCTTTGAAGCCCCCATATATTGATGAGGTTGGGTTCATACGTCCATTTCTGTCTAATGGTAATGGAAGACAATTCAATGTAAGCTCTGCAGATGATTTATATATTGGTCAGAAGATATTCTTATTCAGCAATACTCAGGCGAAACAAAGAAGAAAGATCATCAATATCGAAAAAATCAACGACACAAACTACCTGATTACGGTAGATGGTCTTGATAACCTTTCAATTTTCACCACTGCTCAACACGCTAAGATGCAGGCTTATTTACCAGGTACTGTAAATAGTCAAGATCAGATTTTTATACCTTCAGACCTACCAGTTTCTGAAAATCTCGTTACTAGACCTGTTCCAGCCACTAAGGATGATGAGCTTACTGGCTTATCAAAGATTGATCTGTTGTTAACTGATGATAATGATATTGCCGTAGATGCTTTTGGTGATCTTAGACTTGCTTATGGTTTGACCAATATCTTTCAGGCTTTGAAGCTCAAGTTTATCACCGAGCCTGGCCAGCTTCTTCGTTTCCCTGGCTTTGGTTCTGGATTAAGACCTGGTATATCTAATGCTGATATAAACGCTCAGGACGTATATAATATAATCTCTGCTTTGATAGCTCAGGACCATAGGTTTGCAGGTATTGATAATCTTCAAATAATCCAGGAAGGACCAATCTTTACAGTGAACCTTTCTGTATTTATGGCAAATGGTTTGGGTGTTTATCCTATTAGCTTTAAGCTTGCTACGTGATAATATATGAACGAGGAAGTGAATGGCTAAGTTTCGTTGGACAGTAGAAAGGGTTATGGAAGATGCCAAGAGGTTTGATAGTCTTAGCCTTTGGGAAAAACATAGCAAATCAGCAGTGAGGGTAGCCAGAAAAATGGGGATTTTAGAAAAAGCCACTTCACATATGATTAAAAATAAGAAATGGTCTATTCAGGACCTTATTGAGGATGCTAAAAAATACAGCACTCGATCAGAGTGGGCGGCCAATTCTAATGCCTATCATTATGCCAAACGAAGAAAAATACTAGATATTTGCTGCTCCCATATGTCTAAACCTCCTGCTCATAATAAAAAATGGAACCATCAAAATGCCTTAGAAGAAGCCAGAAAGTATAAAACTCGTGGGGAGTGGATTAAGAAATCCAGTGCCTCTTATAGGTATTGCAGGGATAATAATCTACTAGATGAGGCAAGAAGTCAAATGCCTCATCAAAGCGGTACCTCCCTACCTGAAAAAGAACTTTTTGCTATGATTAAAAATAAATACCCCAAGGCTCAAACTGCTTGGTTTCAGGTAAAAGATCCAGAATTTGCTCCAGCTAAAAGATTTCAGTTAGATATTTACATTCCCGAGCTTCGTAAGGGCATTGAATTTAACGGTGCCTATTGGCATAGTTTTGATGGATTGGCTAGAAGTAGAAAACCCAAGGGTTGGACCGATGTCCAGATTGAGAACTATCACGAATTAAAAAAAGGGTTTTTCCAAAAGAAACAAATTCAATTTATAGAAATTTGGGAAAATGATTGGAAAACAAATAGAGAGCAATGTCTGTTAAAGATATTTTCTTTTTTAGAGGGATCGCATGGCTCAGACACCTGATATAAAAACTCAAGAACAGTTTTTAGGCGAGATGCTCGCCGATTGGATTTCTCGAACAGGCGTTAATGATATTAACGTCGGGTCTCTGACCACTCAACTCTTTGAAGTTATGGCCTTGATGGCGGCCCGTGTATCAGGTGATGCTCTTCAGATCCTTAGAGATCTTTCTGTCGACCGTGCTGAGGGCGAGTCCCTTCGTCGTATCGCAACTGATGAAGGTCTTCGTGAGCTTCCTGCTCGTGTTGCATCTGGTACTGTAACAATTACAGATTCTAGTTTTACAAAAATTGCAACAAAGATTTACGCAGGAGCAAAAGCCCCAAATATTGGATCAACTGAAATCTTTGTTTCCGATGCGTCCAATTTCCCTAACTCTGGCAATATTTATATTGGCCGTGGAACTCCTAACGTAGAAGGACCCCTTGCATATACAAGCAAGACTCCAATTGGTGGATACTGGAAGCTTACTCTTTCAACTTCGACCACTAAGTTTCACAATATTAATGAATCCGTGATCCTTGCTCAAGGTGGTACTCGCTCTATCCCTACTGGTACAGTAGTTCGTGCACCAGCTTCTGGTGCAACTGCCGATGTCAATTTTGTTGTTACTCAACCTGCTGTTATTCTTGATGGTGAAACTGAAGTTAATGGTGTCCTTGTCTCTGCTCAGGAGCCAGGAAAAATAGGCAATGTACCGATTGGAGCTATTAAGGAGTTTGCTACTCCACCATTTACTGGTGCTAAAGTGACAAATAAACTACCTTTTAAAACAGGTAGGGATGTTGAAACTGATGAAGAACTTAGAATCAGAATTAAAAGAGCACGTCTTTCTCGTGGTCTCGGTACTGCGTTGGCAGTAAAAAGCTCTGTTATTGGAGCTACACCTTCTGACGAGAACGCAACTATTGTCTCTTCTGAGATTGTAACAAGTGCAGGTGAAACTACTCTTTATGTTGACGATGGCACTGGTTATGAGCAAAAGACATCTGGTGTTGGTGTGGAATTTTTAGTTGACTCTGCTCTTGGTGGAGAGACCAACTTTCAGCTTGAAACAGGTGGTAGACAGACAAGTGTTGCAAAAGCTTTCATTGTTTCAAATCTTAAAGCTCCTTTCGATATAGCTGGCACCGATCGCCTTGCGGTCTCTGTTGGTGGAGTTACGACTGAACATGTTTTTCAGGATTCTGATTTTATAAGCCCAGGTGGAGCTACTGCTTACGAGATTGTCGCCTCTATTAATGCTAATAGCTCTCTTCTTTTTGAGGCTGCCACAGCAGAAGGCGGAACTAAGGTAATGTTACAAGCACGAGCTAATGATAATGAGGATATCCAAGTTGTTGGGGTGACCGCAGGAAGAGACGCAGCCGTTTTGATGGGATTCCCTTCTAACAAGGTTGAGACTTTACGATTATTTAAGAATAAAAAACCTCTTTCAAAAGACGGACGTACAGCTACGGTAATTTCTAGAAAGCAGACGGCTTGGTCATCCACTATCGCTAGTGGTGAAACCTTAAAGATTTCGGTGGATGGAACTGATCCGATTACCTACACTATAACTGATGCTGATTTTATTGCTGAAGGTTCTCATAATTCTGTTGCTGCTACTAACTCTCTTGAGAGCTGGGTAAATGTTTTCAACAACAAGCTCACAGGTGTCACCGCTACAAGAGTTGGTGAGCAGATTTATCTCACCTCAAATCTTGGCACTTCAGATAGAGCTAAAATTGAGATATTCCAATCAGGCTCGTCTCTTGTTAGTAAGGGTATGTTTTCATCTACTCTTGGTCTTTCCGCAACAGGAAAATCTGCGGATTTTGAATTCTCAAGAAATACTGCACAGATCAAGCTAAAGACCCCACTTAACGCTGGGGATGAGCTTACAGCAGGAAGTAGGGAAACAGAAGCAAGAGTCCAAACTGCTCGTATTCTGGGTGGGACCCTCACTATTCCTTCTACAGCATATATCTGGTTTTTGTTTGATGATAAAAATGCATCGATTGTAAATACGGGTGTTTCTGCTAACTCTGTAATTAACGTCCAGAAACCAACCACAAATATCGTTCGATATGTTTCCTCTGTACCATCGGCCTTCTCCTCTGTTCAAGTTGGTGATTATGTCATTATCTGGTCGACACAACTTTCTGCGCCTAACAGGTTGGAAGGGCGTGTAAATGCTGTGACTCCTACCGCTCTAGATATCAAGGTTACGGCTGCTGAATATGCTGCGGCTGTTGTGGAATCTGGTGTCGTATTCCAAGAAGGTTTTGTTGTTCTTAGAACCTCTAAGGTCCCTCAGAAACTTAAGGTTAATCCAGGTACTGCTAAACCTATCAGCCAGATAGCTGATGAGCTTAGTTCTCAGGTAAAGGCTGCAGAGTTCTCAACCCTTGATGATGAGATTATTGTCTGTAAATCTAAAACGAAGACATCAGACGGTGCCGTATTGGTCGTGACGTTTGATGTTAATGGAAAACTTTTAAGCTTTACTGCTGGCGACTCAGATGTTAGTAAGGATTCTTTGATTGCTTTTTACGAGAGTGGTTATAAAGAAGGATCTTTCCCACTATTTGCCCATACCGATTTTGCCTCTGAGGCTTCTGCTGTACCTCCTTCTACATACATCTCTACCATCACAAGCTCTATCAGCCCTTCTTCACTCGGTTTAGATCCCAACCTAATCATTGGGTATCTTCAACCATATGGTTCTATTTTAGATGCTTTAAGCACTTCAGAAACAACCGAGCTTGATAATTATTCTGGAGCCACACTGACTCTAGATCAGGACCCTCTTATTAAGAGACTTAGACTTGGTGATCGTTTATACTTTGCCCAACCTCTTGATTTTGGTCATGAGGATGAAGCTGTAGTTATTCTAGATGGCGATGTGTCTAATAAAACTTTTGAAATTCCTTTTTTCAGAAGAGCACAGACAAATACTAGCTTGCCAAACAACCCCAACTCTTTCAATGCTTACGATTTAGATGGTGGTCCAACTACTCCTTTTACCCAGTTTTTCGGTTCTGCTTTCAAATTTGATAATTTCAAGGTATTGATGCAGGCAAAGAGGGTTATAGATCCTCCTGCAAATGAAGACGCTATCCTTTATCGCGCTGTAAAATGGGGTCGATCTGGAGAGCGAATCAATGTTGCGTACACTTATCCTACTGTTCCAAATAGCCCTGTATCGCACACAGTAACTGTTGATGACAATATCAATGTAAGAATTTCATTAAAATCAGGTGGTGCTATTACTACCAATATAGATGGAACCACAGAGTGGGATGTCACAATCACTCCAAACACACCTGTTGCGGGTGTGGATCAGGTGACTTATACATGGTCTGGTGTAGGTACTGCACCAGGACTTAGCGGCCTTTCTGGTGGTGAATATGTAACTATCTCACAAGGTTCTGAGCTTAATGTTAAGAATACTGGAACCTTTCGTGTTAGTACCCAAGTAGGTTTTACTCCTACGGCGAATAGTTTCACTATTGTTAGAAAGAATGGTGAAGCTGTTGCTGAACAAAATAAGGCCACTCTAGTCGCTAGTGTGTTTAGTTTCTACGCCCCATTAGCTACTACGGCTGCTGATATCCAAACTTATGTCAGCACTTCATCTTTGTCCAATATCTTGACTGCTACTCTCGTCAATGACAGTGGAACATCTGGTTCTGGAGTGATAAATAAGAGTACAGCCGAGCAGAATAATTTTGCTATTTCTTATTATTTTCTAAAAGATGGAATTAACTGGATTGCAAGTACGAATCTAGGCGGTTCTCCTCAGTTTACATTTAAAACTCCGCTCACCTATACTTCTGATACTGGATATGCGTTTAACCAGTCAGAAGAGCTTAGGCTTATCCCTACAAGCGTAGAGCAAGCCGTCAGGTTTGCTAATGTACTTGCTGTTACTGGCTTTACAACTCTTGGCTCTATCCGTTTAACTAATAGGGAAAGTCGAATGGAGCTTTCTACCAACCTACTTGGTGGTAGTGGTTCTATTCAGATTGTTGGTGGTACGGCTAATTCTGTAGAGACCCCTGTTCTAGGAAGCTCTCTCCTAATTAAAAATCAATACATACTCTCTAGTGTTAACAAGTCTGGATTATTAGGATTTCATAGTGACCAGTGGGTAAAACTTTTTGCTAGATTTAAACAACCCAAATCAACCCTATTCAAAGAGACAGCTACGATTTCTATAGATGGTGATTTTGGAACAATCGGTAAATCGAAGATCGCCTTATCTGGTAGGACTTTGACTGATCGTCATTTTGGCCAACCTAGACATCATATCAGAAGTAGAACAAGGACCTTTAAGGTTGAGAAGCAGGGTGATTTTACATGTATTAGTTGGGATGGATCTGGAACCCAGCCATTTTTCTCAAAAACTTTGAATTTGAATGCGACTGCTGGTGGTACTTTAAATATTGAGAAAATATCAAATACCAGTGAGGTGAACATTTTTATTCTCACTGGTCCTGTTAACTTTACAGAAGTCTCCATTGGAGATATCATAACCATTTCTGGTATGGTTTATCCTGAAAACAACGGTTCTTTCCTAGTGACTGGTGTTTCACAGAACGGAAAAACACTCAGGATCTTAAATCCTATTGGAATTAGCGAGTTCTCAACTGGAACCTTTACTATCACAAACAACGCCACTGTTAATAATGACCAGTTTCAAGTTGGTACTACCACTTTGATTGCAGGTACTCATTTTACCGTTGGTGCGACTGCTAATGACACTGCTGCTAATTTAGCTACTGCTATTGGTGCTATTCCAGGTGTTACGGCTTCTGCTTCAGCGAACGTCGTAACTATTGAAGCAACTACTCCAAATGCAAACATTGCACTAGGTTATACCGATGTAGGCTCAAACGGTGGTGCTACTGTCTCTGGTTCGCAACTTGTTGGTCGTAGTTATACATCCTCTGATTTTTCATGTACTTCTTCTGTTAAGGAAGGAGATACGGTTATAATCTCTGCTCCTTTTACATATGACAATAGAGGTAAGTTTAGAGTAATCAGACGCTTCAATAACTCAATATACATTGATAATCCGAATTCGGTCGAAGAAACAGTGAACCTTCCTAACAACTACCAGAATTTGGGGTATGCATTAGGTGTGGCCCAATTTAAAGTGGATGCTTCAAATAACAGAATGAGACTTCAATGGATAAGTGGAGGTACTGAGCCTGATTTCGATATAGCACAACCTGGCGACGAGTTGATTTGTAGTGGCACTAACTTCTTGACATCAAACCAGGGTACTTTCACAGTCACTAGTTCTGGTAAACAACTACAAGAGATCACAAGAGTTACTTGTATTCCTGGAAACCAGATAACATCTGGTCATTACTGGTTGCTTAATGCGGCTGGAAATACTACAGAGTATTATGTCTGGTATAATGTTAGTGGTGGCGGTGGAGACCCAATGCTGGCAGGTAAGACAGGTATTCAAGTTGTTATCAACAGTGGAGATTCTGCATCACAGGTCGCAACCGCCACTAACACTGCTATCAACGGTTTGCCGACAGTTTTCACATCTGTGGTGTCCAACAACAAGGTGACTATTACAACTACTGGTTATGCAGAGACCACACACGCCACAACAGGCAATATGAATTCACCATTTAGTGTTGAGATTCTTCAGGCAGGAAGAAGAACATTCATTGAATGTATCAATCCATCTGTTACTGCACAGTCGACTCCGTTTACAATTTCTAATGCGTCAGATTTACTATTACACAGACCACAAATCCTATTCTATGAATATGAAGCTACGGTTAAGGGCGATTCTTTTATTATCACTGGAGACTTCTTAGGTTCTAACAATAAGGGTTCTTGGGTTGTTGATCGTGTTATCGATCAAGATACTATCCTTGTTGTAGGCTCTATGGTTGACAAAGATCCTATTTCTTTGTCTGGCCATCAAGAAGATATACTTGTCCAGGAAGAGAGTCCTTATGTAGGATACAAGCAAATCCGTATGCTCTTAAATGACCCTGCTTCACCAAGTCGTGGTATTATGGTGTTCTCTACACCAGAACAGTTTAACAAGATCAACGATATTGGTCAGGTGCAAATTTATGCCATGGCTAAGCTTGGTTTTAATACTACTATCAAAAAAGGCTTAGATAGCTATCGTTATCATACTGGTTTGATTGGCGAGGCTAATCGTATCGTTTACGGAGATCCTAGAGACCCAATAACATATCCAGGTGTTGGCGCAGCAGGTGCTGAGATATTCATTCGTGAGCCTCTTTTTAGAAGAGTCCAGGTTGCTATCGATGTGCGTATCGAGACTGGTATTCCTTTTGCCCAGATCGCAGAGCAGGTTAGAACTAACATCACTGCTCTTATCGAAGGTAATGAGATCGGTCAGCCTATTGCTATCAGTGACATCGTAGAGACAGTAAACACCATCCCTGGAGTACGTGCTGTGGCTATTAGTTCTCCGCTTTACAATGCTTCGAACGATACAATTCATATCGCTCCTTCAGAGAAGGCAAGAATTATTGACCCAACAACCGATATTTCTGTTAGACAGATTGGTAGTTAAAGATGGCAACAACTAAGCAGGAACAATACGAGATACTGAGAAAGCTATTCAACAGCGCAATCCGTGGTCCAAACACAGACGCAATACTTTGGGCATTGGCTAATCCTGCCGTTAACCTTATGAATAATATTGAGGCTATACACGATAATGTGTATATTGCTACGGCTGTTGATCGTTATCTGGATCAAAGGCTTGCGGACTATAATCTAGTAAGACCCCCAGAGGTTGGTCTTAGTGATGATATTTTCCGTCATATTGGAATTTCAGTCATTAACAGAAAGCAGGTTCGTGATCTTATTATGTCTATCCTTACTACCATATTTGGTAAGGAATTGACTCAAGCTACTGCAAAAAGTGGTAAGGCTGCACCTTACGACCTTGATGATGGCGATATTCTCAAAGTTAAATTTGATGGAGGAGAGGTTGTTCAAATTAAGTTTGAGTCTGCACAGTTTGTTAACATCAATGCAGCCACTGCTCAGGAAGTGGCTGATGCCATTACAAAATCATTAAGAGCGCAAGGGAAGTCTGGACGCGCTTTTGTAAAAGACGATGGTTCTGGTTCGTATGTTGCCTTGATTTCTGATACAGAAGGCCCACAGTCTTCTGTGGTTGTGCTTGGCGGACGTGCTCAGAATGAGCTTATGTTTGATAAGGTTCGCCCTACCACTGGCGCGGCATCTACAACGTGGGCTGTATCTCTTGTAGCTGGTGGTTTTTTGAGATTCACATGGATAGGAGGTTCTAATCCATCTATTGGGAAAGTGCGTGTTGGCGACTATGTAAATATCTTTGGTTCTGGTTTTAATGCTCAGAATCAGGGCACTTTCACCATAACGGGCGTAAAAGGTGGAACTGTAAATAATGCGTATTTTGAGGTTGAAAACCCACTAGGAGTAGCTCAGGCTAGCGTTGCTCAGGGTACTACTGATGGGATTTTATTTTTTCAGCCTGTCAAAAACACAATAACCACAAAGTTTAGATATGCGGCTCTTTTTCAGGAAGAGTCAAGACTTCTTGAGGTTTTCATTCCTGCTACAACTAAGGTGGTGCGTCGTGACCGTAAAGGTGCTGCTCATATTCATGAGCCTATTATTGTTACAGAAACATATGACCCAGGTAAGAATGAGATAACCGACGTTACGGTTCCAAGCCCTAGCCTTATCTCAGATGGTGATTATTTCTTATTGGATTCCGCAGGCAATGTACATCTTTACTATGTCTATTTTGACACTACTGGTGGAAATCTTGTCGATCCAGCTATTGCTGGTAGAACTGGTATACGTGTAGATATATCTACAGCTACAAACGCAACAGATGTTGCCATTAAAGCTGCAAGCGCAATCAACGATATTGCTTATTTCAATGTTGCCACACCTTCTGGACCTGTGTTTAGAATTTGTAATGCTCAGGTTGGCAACTCTAACGGTGTAGCAAACGGAAACGTCACAGGCCTTTCTTTGTCTATTGTTCAGCAGGGAGTTGATGAGACATCTACTACGAGTTCTACTCCAAATCCAAATGAAACTCTTCCAGATCAACAAGGCCCTTACACATACGATCCCACACAACCTTTTGTGCTGTCTGACATAGGGACAACTTCTACCGCCGTTATTTCTCCAGAATCAGGAAAGATTATACAGGTTTCAAATGCATCGAATTTTCCTGACAAGCCAGGTTTCATAATGATCAGCTATGGCACTGATAGGCAAGAAGGTCCTGTTCCATATTTAGCTCGCCCGAGCAATACTACTATTCTTTTGAGTCCTGCGTTTCGTATTGTCAACACACACGCTGTAGGCACATCAGTTAGACTTGTTGCTCAAACAGGCCCTGTATCTATTGACAAGGCTGGTGCTGACTTCCCAGCTTATCTCACTGATGTTGTTGCTGGAAGGCTCTATGCAGAGAAACTCGTCAAAGAAGTAGCTGCTACTGGTATAAACATTGTTATCACTATTTTGTACCCTGGCGATGAGGGGTTATCAAAATTCTGGACTCCATTTTCAGAAAAAGTCGTAGTTTGGGGAGAAGATTCAAATGCCTAAACCCTCGGTTGTTCTTTCTGGTGCTTTAGTTAGAATATATATAAACAATAGAGTCTATAATGAGGCTCAAGCTGTCTCTTACACTATTGACTACGGTGAAGTCGAAGTGTATGGAATTGATTCCCCATTTCCTCAAGAGATCCATTCAACAAGAGCTATGGTAGCTGGTAGTATTTCTGGTCTACGTCTTAGAAACTCTGGTGGTATCCAGCCTTTCAAAGCAAGACCTAAGATCACAGATGTTATAAAAGCTGAGTATATCAGCCTTAGAATTCAAGATAGAAGCACAGGTGAGGATATCCTTTTTATACCCAATGCGAAAGTAAGTAAGCAAAGCCTTCAAGTTCAGGCCAAGGGGATTGTTCGTTTGAGTTTTGACTTTAAAGGGCTTATAGGTTTTGAACCAATGGATAGAGTTTAAGTTTTTTTAAGCTTAGCAGACAAAAAATTATAAACTTTCACCGTATTGATAGCATCCCAAAGGGCGTTGTGGCTTTTACCTTCGAAGGTAAGGCCTAGTTCTTTTATGGCATCTTCTAACCCGCCTTTTACTTTTTCACCGTTTTCTATACGGTACATCTGATAAAGAGTTTTAACATCCAAAACCCTATGACCCATGAAGTTTGGCTCTCCTGGGTCTGCCTCTTTGTAAAGGTGTAAGGCATCGTTCCAGGAACCACTTCCCCATAGGATGGGGTTCTTAAATACTTTGTGCTTCTTTGCAAATTGCTTTAATTTAAAGTAGGCTTCTTTACATGAATACCCATGAGTCTCAACCTGATCTTGTGTGATGCCTGTTAGCTTGGTTATTTCAGGTGCCAATTTCTCCTGTGGGTTTACATAAACCATGAATTTATCTATGATTACTCCGTCTTTTTTACGAAAAACGCAGGCACCGACTTGAATTATTTTTTGTGACGGTTGATTTAGTTCTAAATCTATTGACAATAATTTCATTGGTGCCTTTCCATTATTTCTACCAAATGTTTATCGGTCTTTTTTGGTTGGCGTCTTGGGTATAGTGTCTTCATGCTTTATCCCTTTTACGGAGTTGTTGTATGGCTGGGATTTTGTTCTGTGACCACATGATGGGTTGTTGCATCGACGGAAATACCACGTTTCGCCTAACTTTGAGTATGTAAATATTTCTAAATAGCCAGCATGGCATTCCTTACACTCCCAGGCTTTTTTTAAATCCTCAAGCACCTCTGACACTGTTTTTTCTTTTTCTTTTTTATCTTCATTTTCATAAAATTCATCAATAATATCGCGTACATAGGAATGTCTATCTAAATCAAGTCTTGCTAGCTGCTTTCTAAGTTTTGAGATTTCTCTTTTGAGCTTCTCGTTTTCGTGTAAGGCTTTTTGAAGTCTCGTATACTCTTTGTCGCCTCTAGTATTTCTACCCAAGGTTTTCTCCTTTCGATCTTGGCCTCAATATATGATATCTTCTTTTTAAGATTGAATCCACTATTTTTTCGTAGGATAGGCAATCTTTAAGGAGTAAGGTAGGGTATATAATATTATGCGGATTAAGTGGACTTTAGAGTCTCTTCAAGAAGAAGCTAAAAAGTACAAAACAAGGACAGAATGGGCTAAAAAGTCCAAAGCTTCCTATTTGGCTGCCGCTAGAAGAAAAATGCTTGATGCCCTATCTTCTCATATGGACCTATCAGCAAGTAAAAAGAAATGGTCAGAACAAGCCATATTAAACGAGGCATTAAAGTATAAGTCCAAGTCCGAATGGCAAAGAAAATCTCCATCGAGCTATGTGGCTGCTCAAAGAAAGAAATTGCTTAAAAAGGCATCTGCCCATATGTCTAGGCCAGAATCTTGGGCTAAAAAATGGACCAAAGTGGCTGTTATTGAGGATGCAAAAAGATTTTCTTCTAGGAAAGAATGGCAAAAACAGTCCCCTGCTTGGAAGGTCGCTCAAAGAAATAAATGGCTAGATGAGGCTTGCGCCCATATGGAAAACAAAAGATCTTCATGGACCAAAGAGGCAGTTGCAAGAGAAGCCATGAGATTTCAGTCAAAAAATGATTGGATAAAACTTTCTAAAAATTCATATCAATTTGCCCAAAAGATGGGTTGGTTAAATGAGCTTTCAAGCCATATGAAGGCCCAGGGCGGTGTTTCTTCTTTGGAAACGGAGCTTTTAAATACTATCAAATCTCAATATCCAAAAGCACACTCTGCTTGGTTTCAAGTGAAAGAGCCTGAATTTGCTCCAGCTAAGAGATTTCAGTTAGACATCTATGTCCCAGA